GCCGCCGCGGGCGTCGCGGCCACGACCGGCGCGTTGACGACCGCGATCAAGCTCGCTGCCGCGCCGGTTGCCGCATCGAGCGCCACGGCCACCCTGACCGCGCCTGCCGCGATTGCCCTGGCCGCCGTCGCCAGCGCGGTTGCCGCGTCGGCGGGCGCACTGGCCCCGAATACCGCGAACCTGGCGGCAAGCGCCACCGGCACGGCGACTGCGACCGGCGCGATCACCACCGCCATCACCGCGCAAGCGGCGGCGGCGGCATCGGCCACGGCCAGCGCCGCGCTCGGCACCACGATCCGTCTGAACGCCACCGCGCAAGCCGTGGCGACGGCGCTGGCCGCGCTGGCGCCGAACACGGCCAACCTGGCCGCGTCGGCACAGGCGGCATCGAGCGCGACGGCCTCCCTTGCGCCGAATACGGCCAACCTGGCCGCCGCAGTCAATGCCACCGCCACGGCTACCGCCGCCCTCGGCACGACGATTGCGCTGGCTGGCAGCGCGCAGGCGGTCGCCCTGACGTTCACCGCCCTGGCCCCGAACGTCGCCCTGTTTTCCGCCGACGCACCGACCGCCCTCGCCACCGCCAGCGCGCAACTCGGCACGACGATCCGACTGGCCGCACAAGCCGCCGCCCAAGCTGCCGCCGCCGCCGCGCTTGCGCCCAACACGGCAAACCTGGCCGCAGCCGCCAGCGCAGCCGCCAGCGCCGCGTCGGCCAGCCTCGCCACCGCGATCCGCCTGACCGCTGCCAGCACCGCCAGCGCCACCGCCAGCGCAACGCTGTTCAGCCCCGGCGCCACGCTTGCAGCGACCGCTGTTGCCCTCGCCAGCGCGCAGGCGGCGGTAACGACGACGATTGCTGCCGCCGCCATTGCCAGCGCCGCCGCCTCGTCCTCGGCCAGCATCACCAGCGCGATCCGCCTGACCGCCGCCGCCATCAGTGACGCGACCGCCAGCGCGGCCCTGGCGGCGCAACAAGCGGCACTAGCGGGCAACCCCGCCGCCAGTGCCAGCGCACAGGCCGACCTGTCCACCGCGATTGCCCTCGCTGCCGACGCCATCGCCAGGGCCGCGGCGTCGTCCCAACTGGCGACCGCGATCAACCTGCGCGCCGACGCCGCCGCCGACGCGGCGGTGCAGGCATTGCTGACGGACGCGATTGCCGCCGAAATCCTGCGCACCGTGCGCGCCCAGGCGAACAACACCGCATTGACCATCGCCGCCCTCGATCGGCACCTGCTCACCGCACCCGAGCTGCGCCTGCTGCTGATCGCCGCGCAGGAGCGCCGCGCAATGGTGGCCGCAGAAGACCGCACCGTGCGCGCCCTGCCATCCGGCGCCATCCCCGCCCTGCTGGCCGACGCCCTGTTGCGCACGCTGCGCGTGGCTGCTGAAAACGCCGTGCTGATGGTCGCCGCCGATCACCGCGCCGTGCCGGTGGGGGCCGAACAGCGTTCGCTGGCCGTGCTGCCAGAAGCGCGCGCCTTCACCGTGGCAAGCGCAGAGCGCCTTGTCCATGCCGTCGCCCTCGATACCGACCTTGTGACGTAAGGAATCCCATGACCACCGCTACCTACTACCTCGACGGCAAGGGCCGACAGACCATCAACAAGGACGCGGGCGCCACGCTCGACTACACGTTCGACTGGACCGACTTTCTAACGCCGATTGCCGACACGATTGCGTCGGTGACGGCCACGGCCACCGGCATGACCCTGGTGGGCGGTCCCACGTTCACCGGCAACGTCGTGACCGTATGGGCCACTGGCGGCGTCGTCGGTACGCCCGCCTCGCTGACGGTGACGATCACCACCAGTTCCACGCCGCCGCGCATCGAGCCGATGACGGTCCAGTTCAAAATTACCCCGAAGGTGACGTAATGCTGATCGAAACCGGCCTGGGCGACCCGAACGCCACCAGCTACGCCAGCACCGCCGACGCCGACGCCTACCTGGCCGCGCGCGGCCTCGACGCGGCCTGGGTTGACCTGACGCCTACCGAGAAAGAGCAGCTGTTGCAGCGCGCGTGCGACTACATGGCGCAGTCGTACCGCTCCAACTGGCGCGGCTACCGCGCCAACAGCCAACAGGCGCTCGACTGGCCGCGCCAAGGCGTGCAACTGTTCGACTTGCCCACCGCCGCCCAAATTCCCTACGACGTAATTCCCGTCGAAGTGAAAAATGCACAGATCGAACTGGCCGTGCGCGCCATCGACGGCCCGCTGCTGTCGGACCTGTCGCGCGGCGTGCTGGCCGAGTCGGTCGGCGCGGTGTCCGTCACCTACGACCGCACCAGCCCGCAACAGACGCGCTTCATCGGCGTGGACGCCATGCTGGCGCACCTGTTCCGCTCGCACGGCGTCATGGTCCAGCTGGGTCGCTGCTGATGACTACCTTCGCCAACTCGATGCAAACGACCGCAAAGCGCCTCATTGGCCGCTTCGGTGCCGACATTGTGTACACCTTCGTCACCGTCAACGCCTACGATCCGGCAACCGGCGGCGCGGCGCTGACCAACTTCGACTTCCCCCTCAAGGCAGTCGTCGGCCCGGCCGGGCGCGAACTGGTCAACGGCTCCTGGATCGAGCGCGACGGTTTGCGCCTGACCATCGCCGCCGAGGGCTTGCCCGCCTACCCGGCCCCTAACGACCGCGTGGCGTTTAACGGCTTGTCATACCTGGTCGAGCGCGTGGCGCCGGTCTATGCCGCCTCGCTCGTGGCCAGCTACGACCTGACGGTCAAGAAAGCCTGACATGGCCGCCACTTCCGCCCAGCTTGCCGCCGCCCAGGCCAAGGCCGACCGCTTTGCCCGCGACTTCCGCCGCCTGTTGAAGCTGGCCGCCGACCGCGCCGACATCGTGGCGCGCCAGGTCAACATGAGCATCGGCAAGGGACTTGTCCTGGCCAGCCCGGTCGGCAACCCGACGCTGTGGAAGCACCCAGCGCCGAAGGGCTACGCGGGCGGGCGCTTTCGCGCCAACTGGCAGCACGGTTTCAACATTCGCCCGAGCGGCCAGATCGACGCCATCGACCCGGCCGGCACGAACACGATCGAGCAGCTGAACGCGCGCATTGCCGCGACCGAGGGCAGCTACGGGGTCAACTTCTACGTCAACAACCTGCCCTACGGGAACCGCCTGGAATACGGCCACCACTCGTCACAGGTGCCGGCCGCCGGCATGGTGGGCCTGGTGATGCTCGACTTCCACAAGTACGTGCTTGAGGCGGCGCGCGTGGCGCGGGCAAAGGCGTCGTCATGAGCAGCGCAAAAATCCTCGCCGCCCTGGAAACCGCGCTGGCGACGGTGACGCCCGCCCTGGCGACGCATCATGAGGCGATGCCGTTCGACCCGGTGCCTGGCGTGCCCTACCAGCGCGTGACGCTCCTGACGGGCGAGCCGGTCAACGCCACCTATGGCGGCAACGACTGGCGCGAGCAGGGCATTTTCCAGGTGACGCTGTGCTATCCAGCCCAGGCCAGCGGCGGCGCGGTCGGATCGCGCCCCGCCCGCGCCCAGGCCGACCTGGTGCGCGCCGCCTTTGCACGCGGCACCAGTTTGACGTTCGACGGCGTGACCGTCGTCATTGAAACCACGCCCTCCATTGCGCCGGCCATGGGCGACGGCGACCGCTTTTGTGTGCCGGTGCGCATCCGGTATTTCGCCCAGGTCCACGCAGGCCCCGTAGGCCCGCCATGACCGGCATTTTTTTGACCCGATAGGTTATCTCCTAGATAGCCTACCAACCTGAAAGGACACTACCATGACCATCGCCATCGGCATTGCCAAGCAACTGCGCTACAAGAAAGAACCTTCGCTCAACACCGCGCCGGCCAGTCTCCTGCTCGGCCAACTGTTGCGCCGTACCTCGTCGTCGCTGGACCTGAAAAAAGCGACCTACCAATCCAAGGAAATCAACCCGTCGTACCAGGTGCAGAACTACCGTCATGGCGTGCGCTCGGTTGACGGCTCGATTGCCGGCGAACTGTCGGTGGGCACTTACTCCGACTTCATCGCCTCGGCGCTGCGCCAGGCATGGCAAGCGGTCGTCACCACCGGCGCCATCGTCACCGTGGCGATTGCCCCGACCACCGGCTTTGCCGGCACCATCACGCGCTCGGCCGGCAGTTTTCTCACGGACGGCTTTAAGGTGGGCGATGTGGTGCGCTCGACCGGCTGGACCACCACCGGCACCAACGCCAACGCGCGCAACTTCTGGATCACCGCCCTGACGGGAACCGTCATGACCGGCCAGTTCCTCGACGGCGTGACCCTGGTTCCGACCAAGGCCGCGGGCGACTCCGTGACCATCGTTCAGGCCGGCAAGAAGACCTGGACCCCGCTGACCGGCCACACCAACGACTCGTACCGCATCGAGCACTGGTACGCCGACATCGGCCAGTCCGAAGTGTTCGGCGGCTGCCGCGTGGGTGACGTTGACTTCAAGCTGCCGGCAACGGGCTTTGCCGAGGTCGATTTCAACTTCATGGGCATCGACATGACGACCGGCACGGCGGCCTACTACACCACCACCGCCGCCGCCTCGACTTCCGGCTCGCTGACCGCCGTCAATGGCCTCCTGGCCGTCAACGGCGTCACGGTCGCACTGGTGACGGGCATGAACATCAAGGTCGGCGCGGGCATGACGACCGGCGAAGTGGTCGGCTCCAACGTCCACCCTGACATTTTCGCGGGCGCCGTCAACGTGAGCGGCCAGCTGACGGTGTACTTCACCGACGCCACCATGCGCGATATGTTCGTCAACGAAACCGAGGCCGCGCTGATGGCCGTTTTCACCACCGACAACAGCGCCACCGCCGACTTCATGGGCTTCACCATGAGCCGCATCAAGGTCGGCGGCGCGTCGAAGGACGACGGCGAAAAAGGTCTGGTCATGACCATGCCGTACCAGGCGCTCCTGAACGTGAACGGCGGCGCTGCGGCGGCCAGCCTGGCAACCACCCTGTCGATCCAGGATTCGCTGGCGACCTAAACCGCATCCGGCCGGGAAATTTGTACGCATCTTTTCCGGCCGCTTGTACGCATTTTGTACGTCTTTTTTAACGTCTTTTTTCAACCACCATGGAGCGCGCAATGACTGCATCGACCACCACCAAGCCGGCCACCATTTCCCTCGCCGCACTGGACCTGACGGCCTTGTGTGAGAACGAGTTTGAATTTGAGTACGTGGACCAGGCCGGCAACGGCTCGGGCGTGTTCATTACCGTTTTGGGAAGTCAAGCGCCCAAGGTCCAGCAATGGATCAAAAAGCGCCTGAACGCGCGCCGCGCCCAGGAAGCAGTCCAGGCCAAGCGTGGCAAGGAAGTGGCGCGCACGGTGGAAGACGACGACGAGTTCGGCAACGAAGCCGCCGCGATCCGCATGGTGCGCTGGCGCGGCATCACCGAAGACTTCTCTCCCGTCCTGGCCTTGCAGCTGGTGGCGAGCAATTCCGAACTGCGCGACCAAGTGTTCAAGGCATCGAACGACCTGGGCAATTTTACGAAGGGCTGATCGCAGAACTGCTCGCGTTCGCTGATGTCCAGTTCGCGCTGTCGGCCACCCAGGCAGACGGCGCGAGCCTCAAGCAACACCTGGACATGGTGGCGCAACAGACCGGCGAAATCCCGCAAGAACTGTTGAAGGCGCAGGAAACACCCTGCCCCGATGCCCTGGCCCATGTGTGGCTGATGTTTCTGGATTTGCACGCGGCGCGGTCGAGTAACGGCTTCGGCGCGAACCCGATCAGTTTCAGCGAATTGCGCGCCTGGTCGGACATGAACGAACTGGCCGTCACGCCCTACGAAATCGGGGCGCTGCGGCAACTGGACGGTGCCTGGATGGCCGCGCAAGCGAAACAGGCGAAGAAGAACAAGTAGCAGGACACACGAAACGAGGTCGCGCATGGGCAATTCCGTTGAAATCAGCACCCTTGCCCTTGCGGTCGATACGTCCGACCTCAAGAAAGCCGAAACCGCCATGGCGTCGGCCGGCGCTGCCGCCGACACGCTGGCGGGCAAGGCCAAGAACCTCAACACCGCGTTCACGCAGTTCAATGACGGCCTGACCAGCCATGAGCGCGCCGCCAAGCTGGCCGCCGAAGCGGATCGCGCGCTGCTGTTGCAGCAACAGGCGCTCGGCAACAACGCTGGCGCGCTCACCGCTGGCCAGGTGCATTTCATGGAAAGCCTCAAGGAACAGGCGACGGCCGCCGGCAAGACGCGCATTGAACTGTTGCAGCTGCGCGCAGCCGAACTTGGCCTGACCGAAGAAGCCAAGCACATGATCGAACAGATCGACAAGGCCACGGCAAGCCATCACAAGCTCACCCTCGGAACGGCCGGCACCACGCGCGAACTGATGGTGCTCGGCCACGAGGCCGTCACCGGCAACTTCTCGCGCTTCGGCTCGTCCCTGATGGTGCTGGCCAACCAGACCGGCATCGTGCAAGTGGCACTGAAAGGCGTCGGCATCGCCCTGCTCGGCATGGGCGCAATCGCTGTCGCAGCCGGCGCGGCGATTGCCTACGGGTTCCTCAAGGGCCACGAGGAAGTGGTGAAGATGAACAACGCGCTCCTGGTGACGAACAACTACGCGGGCATGACGGTGCCGATGATGCACAAGCTGGCGCAGGAAATGGCCAAGACCGGCGAAATGACCATCGGCACGGCCAAGGACATCGTGACCGCCTTCGTCGCCTCGGGCAACATCAGCGCGGCCACGATGCAGAACATGGCTCGGATGGCGACCAACTACGCCAAGGCCACCGGCCAGGACATCGACACCATCGCGCCCAAGCTGGTGAAGATGTTTGAAGACCCTGTGAAGGGCGCGAAGGAACTTGATGACCAGATGGGCTTTTTGACCATCGCGGAACTGGAATACATCAAGAGCCTTGAGCGCCAGGGCGAAAAGCAGGAAGCGGCGCTGTTCCTGTCGAAAAAAGTCGTGGACTTCATGCCCGAGCACATCAAGAGCATCGGTGCGCTGGAACGCGGCTACAACACCCTGACCAAACAGGTAGGCGAGTACAAGGACAAGCTGCTGGGCATCGGCCGCCCGCAAAGCATTGACGAGCGCATTGCCGACCTGACGAATACGACCCGTTCGGTCGCCGCACCAGGCGGCGGCGTGCGCGAAATCCCGCTCGACAAGGAAACGCTGGAATACAACGCGCGCCAGGTTGCGGGCCTGAAAGTGCTGGCCGAATGGGAGCGCAAGGCGGCCGAGGCCGAAGGCGACCGCGCCAAGGCGCTGAAAGTGCAGAAGGCCGCGCAGGACGAAGTGGACAAGAGCGCCACCTACCATATCCACACCATCATCGACGCCATCGAACTTGCGTCGAAAGCGCCCGACTCGCCCGACAAGACGCGCCGCCTGATCGAACTGCGCAAGCAGCTTGCCGACGCCAACCGCGCGCTCGGCGCGGAGCAGCGCGCCATGGACCAGGCGGCCATCGCGTCGAACGAAAAAACCAACGAGAGCCGCATCGCCAGTGGACGCCTGGAAAACGACCTGGCGCTGCGTACCGGCGAGATCAACCGCAAGCTGCACGCCGAGAACGAATTCAACCTGGAACAGTCGGTGCTGACGAGCAAGCGCGCCGCCGAACAACGCATCCTCGCGCTGGGCGGGCTGACGCGCGCAGAGGCGCAGGCGCACAAGGCGACGATTACCCACCTGAATGAAGAAATTGACCTCGGCAAGCAACGCTACGACAACAAGGAAGCGGCGCAGTACCTGAGCGACATCGAGCAGGCGATGGGCGCGGTCGCCGCCGCAGGCTTTGCCGAGGGCGCCGCCCTCGACGCGGCAATCAAGAAACGCAAGCTGTACAACGCCGAAATCGGCAAGACGGTGCAACAGAAAGCGGCCCTGCAAGCGGCCATCGAGCGCGAGGAAATCGCCCAACTCGACAGCGACGCGGCGTTCCTGCAAGGGATCATCAACCAGAAGCAGTACGCGCCCGAAATCCTGGCGATCTTCCAGGCGCGCCTGAACGCGATCCAGAACGAGGCAACCGGGCGGCGCGAACTGCTCAAGCTGGCGAAAGACGGGGCCGAGGCCGAAGGCGTCAACGAGGCGCTCAAAAGCATCGACAACGTGGCGCACAGCGTTTTCACCAGCATCTTCAACGGCGGCAAGAGCGCCTTCGACCGGCTGCGCGACACGCTCAAGTCGGGCCTGCTGGACCTGCTATACCGCATGACGATCAAAAAATGGATCTTCGACATCGGCGCGTCCGTCACCGGGGCCGCGGCGTCGGGCGTGGCCAGCGCCGCCGGCTCGGCTGTCGGCAACGCGGCAGGATCGGCAGCGGGCAGCGCGGCAGGCTCGTTCGCCGGTTCGGCGGCCCTGGCTGGCATCGGCACTGGCGCGATCCAGACGGCGGGCGCGCTGTTCGCGGGCGAAATCGGCTTCGGCTCGACGCTCTCGGCGGGTATCTCGGCCATCGGCACCGGCACCATGTCGGGCATCTCGGCGGGCCTGTCGTCGGTGGTCGGCGTGCTCGGCCCGATTGCGCTCGGTATCGCCGCCGTTTATATGCTGTGGAAAAGCATGGACCATTCCGGCACCCCGCACACGGGCGGCGCGTCGCAGGCGTCGGCGGCCGGAGTGGTCAACGTCGCGCCCGAATCGCTGCACTTTGAAAAGACGGCGATTGACAGTAACACGCAAAAAATGACGCAAGCCCTGACGCTTGGCATCGTCAATATTCTCGACAGCACGGCTCTGGCGTTCGGCAAGACGGCGGGCTACACCGCCGCCGCTGCGTTTGCCGACGATTCCTCCGAAGACGGCGCATGGGGCGGCCTGGTCATTTCCAAGCTCGGCCAGAAGATCATCGACTGGCAGGACACCAAGACCGGCTCCTGGGCGCCGAAGACGTTTGCCGATGGCGAGGAAGGCCAGAAACAGTACATGGCCGCCGTCACCTCCTCGGTGCGCAGCGCGCTCGACCAGATCGACTTGCCGGGCTGGGCCAAGACCATGCTGGGCAGCCTGACCGCCGACGCGAACCTGGACGACATGGCGAAGGTCATCGAGGCGATCAACACCACGCAAGCGGCGCTGGTGGTCATGCGCGACAAGCTGGTGGGCTTCGCCACCCTCTCCGACGCGGCCATCACTTCCCTGATCGCCAATTCGGGCGGCATCAACGCGCTGGTATCGGCCGCGTCGTCGTACTACGACAACTACTACAGCGCCTCCGAGAAAATGGCCGGCGCGACCAAGCACGTTTCCGACGCGCTGGCCGCCGTGGGCGTCGCCATGCCAGCCACCCGCGAAGCGTTCCGCGCCGAACTGGAACGGCAAATGGCGCTGGGCGAGGCGGCCATGCCGGTCGTCGCCGCCATGCTGCGCGTGCAGGATGCCTTCGCGCAGACCCACGCCGCCGCCGACGGCCTGGCGGGCGGCGAATCAAAACTGCTCGATGAACGCAAGAGCTTGCAGGAACAGCTGGACAAGCTGACGCTAACCAGCGCGCAGTTGCGCGCCAAGGAGCGCCTGACCATCGACGCATCGAACCGCGCCCTGTTCGACCAGGTGAACGCGCGCCAAGACATTTCGGACGCCTATGACCGCGAATCGTCGGCGCTGCAAACGACGATTGACCGCCTGAAAACCTTCGGCAGCACCATCGCCGGTTTCCTGTCGCAGTTGAACCAGGGCGCGCTCTCGACGCTCACGCCCGAACAGAAAGACGCCGACGCGCGCGCCACCTACCAGGACTTGCTGGCCAAGGCAAAGGCGGGCGACGAAGCCGCGCAGGGCCAGATCACCAGCGCGGCGCAGAACTACCTGACGGCCAACCGCGTCATCAACGCCAGTTCGCCCGAGTACACCGCCGTGTTCAACCAGGTGCAGAAGGACATGCGCGACTTGCTGGCCGCGTCCGGCGCGCAGCAGAGCGAAGCGGAAAAGAGCCTGGAACAGATGAAGACGCTGGCCGGCGCCCTCGTCAATCTCGACAAGAGCGTGGTGTCGCTGACGGACGCGATCAACGCCGCGCACAGCGCCGACGCCGCCGCCGCCGCGCAGGCGGCCATCGAAACAGCCGCCGCCGCTGCGCCGCCGCCCGTTGTCACCATGCCGCCGCCGGTCGTCATCGTCGGCCAGGCAACGGGCGGCAGCACCTCGGACAGCACGCCGCAGCCAAGCCCGCTGATCGGCTCGACCGTCCTGTACGACCAGCCAACCAGCGACGGCGGCAGCGGGCGCAACGGGAAGTCGCGCGACGACTGGATGCTCGACGGCTCCTACGCGAGCGGCCTGGCGTCGGTGCCGTTCGATGGCTTCGTGGGCGAACTGCACAAGGGCGAGGCGGTGGTGGACGCCCCGGCCATGGCCGCGCTCAAGCGGTACTTCGGCGCGGGTGGCGGCCAGGGCGGCAACAGCGCGGCGCTGGTGGCCGAGATTCGCGCCCTGCGCGCCGAGGTGGCCGCGCTGCGCGCCGACAACGAACGCCAGGCGCTGCGCTCGGACCACACGACGCTGACGGCCGCCGAGCGTAACGGCGACAAGGTGGCCAAATCGAACGTGGACGCGGTGCGCGCCGCTGAATGGGCGGCGCAACAGGCAGCCAAGGCGGTGATCGTATGAGCATTTCCGACGCTCAGTACAGCGCCTGGCTGCGCGACCCCACGGCCATTCGCTGCCTGCTCTTTGAGGTCGGCGTGTATTCGGGCGGCTCCGAAATCACCCGTTACCTGTCCACCACCGGCTACACGACGGGCGCCGCCGACACGCCCGCGTCCACGACCTACCTGGGCATCGGCACTGGCGGCCTGACCATCACCGAGTCGGTGTCGCTGACCGGCCAGGCCAGCCTGTCGATTGGCGACATCAAAGTGGCGAACCAGGCCGGCGAGCGCGACAGCTGGCTTGCCGATGTCTGGACCAACCGCCCGATCGCCGCGTTTTTGGGCGATGTGCGCTGGCCGCGCGCCGACTTCCGCCCGGTGTTTTCCGGCGTGGTGGCCGACATCGGCAGCGAGGATCGCGGCACGCTCAACCTGATCCTGTCGAACAAGCTGCAACGGCTCAATACCGCCGTGTCGGACGTAAAACTCGGCGGCATCGTCAGCTATGCGCAGAGCGGCACGACTGTGACGGTAACGAAGGCCCGCCATGGCCGCAACGTCGGCTCGCCCGTCGAAGTGCATCCCACTTCCGGCACCGCCGTGGTCGGCGTGTACACAATCCTGGCCACGCCGACCGTGGACACGTTCACCTACACGGCCGGCACCAGTCTGACCACCAGCGGGTTGATGACGCTGGGCGGCGTGAACGCCGACAACATCATTCCGCTGGTGTTCGGGGAGTGCCACAACATTACCCCGCTCCTGGTCGATGGCCGCCTGCTGGAATACCAGTGCCACGGCGGGCCGGTACAGGACATTTTTGAGGTGCGCGACAACGGCAAGCCGGTCGCCGCCACCGTCACCAACGCGACCGGCACGTTCCGCCTGCTGGCCGCCCCGGCTGGCGCAATCACTGCCTCGGTGCAGGGCGACACCCCGGCGGGCACCGACTACGCCAACACGGTCGCGCAGCTGGTGCAGCGCATCGTTACCGGCTTCGGCGTCACCGCGTCGCTGTTTACCAGCGGCGACCTGGACGCGGCGAGCCTGGCCGCATTCGATGCCGCGCACCAGCAGCCGGTCGGCCTGTATCTCACCGACCGCTCCAACGTGCTTGCCGCATGCCAGCAGCTTGCCGCCACGTTGCAAGCGCAGCTGGTCATGACGCGCGCCGGCCTGTTGCGCCTGGTGCAGATCAGTTTTCCGCCGGCCGGCACCCCGACCGTGATCGCGCAGTCGAGCCAGATTGACCGCACCCTGACCATCGTCGCGCGCTCAACGGTGGCCGCCGCCGTGAAGCTCAACTACGTCAAGAACTGGACCGTGCAGCCCGGCCTGCAAACGGCCATTCCGGCCGAGCACAAGGAAATGTTCGCCTCCGAATGGTGGACCGTCACCAGCGTGAACGCCGCCGTGGCCGCTGCCTACAAGCTCAATGCCGAGCCGGTGCCGTCCGACACGCTGCTGCTCACGCGCGAGGACGCCCAGGCCGAGGCGGATCGCCGCCTCGTCATTGCCAGCCAGGTACGCACGACCTACCGTTTTGAGGGCACGGCGGCCCACATGGAACTTGAACTCGGGCAGGCGGTGACGCTGTTTAGCAACCGCTTCGGCCTGGCGGGCGGCGCGCTGGGCGTCGTCACCAGCCTGGCACCGGACTGGCAGAACTGCCATGTCACGGTCGAAATCACCGTCTAAAAAAGGGCCGCCATGACCGCACCCGCCAACAACCTGTACGCCGACGCCACCGTCATCACGGGACTGACCGGCTCCATCGAGGGAACCTGTGTTGACGCGGAGGTCGAGGACGGCTACCTGGCCGGCGGCGGTGTGATCGACGGCGCGGCGGTCTGGTACAGCTACACCCCGACCGTGAGCGGCTACATCACCTTTGCGGCGACGACCGACGAAGGCGCTGGCATTTATGTCAACTACGTGGACCCCTACAAGGGCGACACGATGCTGACGGCGGAATACTGCAACACGCCAAGCGGCATCTACGATTACGCCGCGCCGATTGTCGTCGCGCAGGCGGGCCTGACCATCCATGTCGGCGTCAATATCTACCTCGGGCAAGGGCCGTTCACGCTCTCCTGGTCGCTCGAAACGGTGCCGGTGGTCGATGGCGTCACCGTCACGCCGGGCGTCGGCATCTACGAGATGAACCAGACGCTTTGCTACGTGCCTGCGGTCGATGAAGTGTGGATGCACCTGCATCGGTATTCAGCCTACCCCGACGACATGCCGATGTTCGTGCGCTACGCCATGGACGGTTCGATTGCCGGTTACATCAGCAACGGTTCCACCTACGGCGCGTGGGAGGTGCTGCTGCTCGATCCTTACAGCGGCGACGCCACGCTCTCGCCGCACCTGTCATCGAGTCCCACCGATGCCGAAACGAGCGTGACTTGTTACGCTGGCCTGACGCCTACGTCGCACTACTCGTTGCCGCACCTGAACAAAGGCGATTGCTGGTCGGGCGTTGACGGCACGCTCTGGAAAAACGCCGGTACTGCCACCGGCGGCGCCACCAATGGCACGGTGCTGCAATACGCCCTTGACGCCACGCTGCTGACCACCGTCGCGCTGACCGCGCCGAAGGCGCGCGAAATCACGGTCGATAGCGACGGCATTCTCTGGCTGTTCACCCCGCTGAACGCGGCCGGCGCCGTTACCCGCGTCGATCCGGTCACGCCGACCGTGACGGTGTACGACCTGGCCACCACCAGCCCGGCGCGCGCGGTCCAGAATTTTGTTTATGACAGCGACCGCCATAGCCTGTGGGTGCTGCGCCAGGGCACCACCGGCACGGGCGAACTGGTCGAGTTCGACATCGCCACCCTGACCGTCACCACCGTCATTGCCGACATCGAGCTTGTGACCTGGTACGGCACCTACGACTTCATCAAGTACGACCCCTGGCACGGCTACGTGTGGCTCATGAACAGCGCGGCCAGCGCGCTGATGGGCTTTGACTGCGCGAGCGGTACGCTGGCGCAGCGCACCGTGCTGCCGGTCGATTGGGAATCCGGCCCGATGGCCGTCACGCCCGAGCAGGTCTTTGTGCAGGACGCCGGCTACGGCAGCTTCTTCCGCGTTTCGATGGCGTCGGGCACGCCGCCAGGGGCGGAACTGGCTGGTGCCGCTACGGCCGAGGCCAGCGCGTCGGGCAGCCTGACGCCTCCGATCACGCTTGCCGGCGCGGCGCTGGCGACGGCAAGCGCGCATGCATCGCTGCACACCGCGCCGCACTTCGTCAACGACCGCGACAAGCTGCTGCAAGCGACGACGCCGCGTTTTGCCCCCGGCTTCGGTGACGCCCTGGTTCTCTCCGCGCCGATCACGCAGTTCCATGTTGCCTCGGGCGGCGCGGCCTCGCCCACCACTATTACCGTCACCGCGACGGCGGTCGGATTCGACCTGGGCGGGGCGTCGGTGACGTTCGCGGCCGGCGGCCTGCCGCTCACCACCACCGCCACCACCGCCACGCTGGCCTACGCTGACCTGGCTGGGGCCACGGTCGCAGTGATCGACGGCACCGTGACGGTCGATGGGGTGCTTTACAGTGGTTCCATCGCGCTTCTTGTCGTCTCGGACGGCAGCGGCGGCGCTGACGGCACTGATGGCACCGATGGCGTCGATGGCCAGCGCGGCACCGTGCAAGTGGCCTCGTCCACCTACGGCGCCACCTGGAGCGACGCCGACGCTGTGCTGATCCTGGCGGCGGCCGGCTACGGCTCGCCGGTCAACCGCGACATCGTGACGATGTACAGCGGCAGCGCCTCGGTGTCGAAGTTCTACGATTCCGGCACCTGGTACGCGCTCACCGCCTACATCGACGGCAACATGCTCATCACCGGCACGCTCGACGCCAACCGCATCACCGCCGGCACGATCACCACCGACCGCCTCGTAGTCGGCTCGGTCGGCACCAGCGCGCAGTCGGCTATTACGGTGACCGACATCACCACTACCGGCCCGACCATGCTCACGCTGACGATGACGAACGCCGGAACCGGCGAGGTCATCGCCATGGTCACTGGCTGGGTCAAGGTGCCTGCCGGGACCGGCAAGGTGCTCGGCGTGTATGGCGACATCACCGTGAACGGCACGGCGATCACCACCGGCTACTCGATCTTCAGTTCCACCAGCGACGTGTGCGGCCCATCGCTCAACGGCTGCACCGTGCCGGTTTCCATCGCCGTGCCGGTCACGGTTGCGGCGGGCAGCAACACGTTCAACTTCGACCTGTCGGCGGTGTACCTCACCAGCGGCACGGCCGTAAGCGCGACCGACTCCTACTTTTGGGGAACGCTCGGCATCTACGAAATCAAGGTGTAAAGGAAAAATAACATGCCCAACATGCGCATCGTGTCCGACAACGCCCTGGCGCGCGCCGCCAGCTTTACCGCCTCAACCACGGTCGGCACGCTTGCGGCATCGAACATGCTGCTCGATGTGAAATCCGCGGTGCATCGCGCCACTGGCACCAGCGTGACCTACACGGCCACCTGGGCGGCAACGGAAACCCTGGCATGCGTGGCGATCCCGTTTTGCAACCTGTCGCCCACGGCGACCATGCGCGTGCGCATCTACAGCGATACCGCCGGCACAACCCTGGTGTTCGACAGCACGGCGCTGCCGGCCTGCCCGGCCTCGGCGGTCGTGCTGCGCGGCTGGACGGCGCTGGCGTCCTCGATGGCCTACGCCTACGGCGGCGGCGTGTATGCGCGCGCCTGGTTCGCCGCCATCGGCTGCCGCTGCCTGGTGGTGGACATTTCGGATGCGTCGAACCTGGCCGGCTTCGTGGAAGCGAGCCGGATGGTGGCGGGCAATTACTGGTCGCCCTCGGTGAACGCCGACATCGGCGCGCAGCTGCTGTTTGACGACCGTTCGGCGCACGTTCGCTCCGACGCCGGCGACCTGTTGACCGATGTCGGCCCGCGCATGCGCAAACTGACCCTGAACCTGTCGTACCTGCCGGCGTCAGATCGCACCACGGCGGCCGGCATCTTCCGCGCGAACGGCATGGGCACGCCGATGCTCGTTTCGGTGTTCCCTGGCGACGCCGATACGGACCTGGAACGCGACTACACGGTGTACGGCAAGTTGTCGGCCATGAGCGCCTTCACGCTGGCGGCCTGGCCCGCCTACGTGCTCCCCATCGAGATTGAAGAACTGTAGTCCCACCCAAGAGAGAAGGAGAGCGCCATGACCCAATCCCGCCCCGAACAACGTGTCGTTGACATGCGGATTCCCCTGCACTGGCTGCTGTCGTCGGCCGCCGCCATTTTGCTGACCCTGGCAGCGACGTTGTGGAACATCGCCGGCCAGAGCAACAAGCTCGACCAGCTGATTATCACCAACGCCAAGATGGAGAAGCGCCTGGACGACCGGGATACCCGCATCGACACCCTGCGCGACAAGATGTTCACCTACGAACGGAACCTCGACAGCGTGCAGATGCGCCTGGAAGCCCTGGAACGGCGCGCCAGTGAGGTAATGCGCGTCACCCGATAGCATCCGTGCGGCCCAAAAAATGCCGTACTTTTTCAGTACAAAATTCCGTAATTTTTCACGTTAAAAAAAGCGTACATTTTCCGTACAAATCAGCGTAAATTTTCGGTACAAAAGGGGGTACAAATGGCACTCATTGACGAATGGCGCGCGGCCTGGAAATTCCTGTCGGTGCAGGCGAACGTGCTCGGCGTGGCGATTTCATCGAGCTACGCCGTGATGTACGACCAGCTCAAGGAAACCGTTCCGCCCACGGTGGTCGCCACCATCACCGGCGTGGTGTTCGTGCTCGGCATCATCGGCCGCCTGACGGTGCAGAAAACCCCCGACGACGGAAAGGACGCGCCATGATTTCGGCCAACATGCGCGCATTCCTCGACACCATCGCCATGAGCGAACTCGGCCCGCAACTGCTGGCCGTGTCCGACCGTGGCTACAACGTGTGCGTCGGCTCGACGCCGAAGCGCCCGATCCTGTTTTCCAGCTACGCCACCCACCCGATGCTCCGCTGCGCCGCCCTGAATTCGGATGCCGCCGGCCGCTATCAGTTCATGGGCCGCTACTGGCTGCACTACAAGGCCCAGCTGGGCCTGGTGGACTTCGGCCCGGCCAGCCAGGACCGTTGGGCGATGCAACTGATCCGCGAATGCAAGGCGACCGACGCGGTGGAGAGCGGCCAGATCGACCGCGCCGTGGCGCTGTGCAAGAGCCGCTGGGCCAGCTTCCCCGGCGCCGGCTATAACCAGCCCGAGCACCGACTGGCGCAGCTGTCCGAATGGTTCGACCAGGCCGGCGGGGTGATCGCATGATTGCCGGCCTTCTGCTGCGCACGCTGCCATACCTGATCGCGCTGGCCGGGGCGGCCGCCCTGGTGGCCGCCATCCACCATCACGGCTACATCGAGGGCGTGGATGCGGAGCGCGCTGTCTCCCTGGCCAAAGCCGCGGAACAGGCCGAGGCGACCCGCCTGGCCGTGATCGCGCGCAACATCGAGAACGCCGCCACACAAGCCCGATTCGACAAAGCCAACCTTGAGGACGCTATCCGCCATGATGAAGCCAACCATGCTGTTGAAGTTGAGCGCGACCGTCTGCGCGCTGATGTGCGCCGCGCTGGCGGGTTGCGCATCCCCGCCAACTGTCCCGCCCCTGGTGGAACTGCCGCCACCGCCGAAGCGCGCCTTGACGGCGGATTTGCTGCGCCCACTGCCGGAACCGTCGCACTTCCAGAACAAATTGAGAGCGATCTTCTCAATCTCGCCGCAGAAGCCGACGCCGTGACGGAACAGGCGCGCGCCATACAGCGCCGCCTGATCGAAGACCACAAGGACGCGACCGTGCCATGAAACCCATCGGCAAGCTGTTGTTCGGGGAAGGCGGCCTGGGCAAAGTCGGCGTGGCGGCGCGCAATCGCCGCCAGCGCCGGCCCGACGCCGAGCCGCAGGACTTCCCCAAGAAGCCGCGCCTGAAAAAGCGCGAGGGCGCCCGCCACAAGGGACGTTTGTCCGATTTTGAACCGGACAACGATCCGTAAATTTTCCGTGCCATTGGCCGTACATTTTCCGTAACAAACAGCGTACAAATTCTGTTCACTTGAGCGGAAGAAAATAGTAAAAAGGATGGCATTTCCGATGCCACGGTGATATGCTTTCTCTATTTCAACCGGAGAGAGCGCCATGGCAACGACCATCGGATTCATCAACCAAAAGGGCGGGGTCGGCAAGACCACGCTGGCGGTCAATTTCGCCGCCTGGCTACGCCTGAATTACCCCGACAAGCTGACCATCCTGCTCGACGTTGACCCCCAGGGCAACGCGAATATGTGGAGCAACGCGCGCCAGGAAGAACCGCTGTTCCCGGTCTTCCCGAAGGCGTCGGACTCGATCCACCGGCAATTCGCCACCCTCACCACAGGCTACGACTTCGTGGTGATCGACGGGCCGGCCAACGTGTCGAAGATCAACGGCAGCGCCGTCATGTGCTGCGACCTGGTGGTGGTGCCTACCGAGCCGGCGGCGTTCGACATTTGGGCCTCGGCCGCCATCCTCGATGTGATCGAGGGCGTCCAGGGCGACAGCGACCGCAAGACCGTGTTCCTGGTCAACAAGGACGACGACACCAACATTTCGGTCGAATCGGAGGCGGCGCTACGCGCGCAGCCGGTCCCGGCGCTGACGGCCACGCTCAAGCGGCGCGTGATCTGGAAAGAGGCGGCGGCAACCGGCCGCACCATTTTTGAACTCGACAAGCGCAGCGACGCCGTGAAAGAGGCGAACGCGGTGTTTGCCGAAATGATGGAGATTGTGAAATGAAGCGCGAGAAATTACACATTTCGGCGGCGCCGCCGACCAAGGGCGACAAGCCCGATCCCGAGACATTCCTGAAAACCCTGCCGACGACGGGCATAGACCCCGCCACGCCCTCCGTGCCGCCGGATGCCTCCACACCCCGGCCATCGCGCAAAAACGCCGCCACGGCCCGTTTAACGAGCATGGAGGCGGTTCTGGCCGACATGGAACCGCCGCCGATGCCCGGCAAGACCAAAAAGCCGACCCTGCAACGGCTGGCGGTCGATATTCCGGCCGATCTGCATGCCAAGATCAAGGAGCACGCCAGCCGTCCAGGCGCGTCGGTACGCGAGGACATTACCGGGCTGCTCAACTGGTTCTACAACCGGGCCAAGTAGCCATGGCACGGCCTCAGGGCACCTACAGGATCATCGAAGACGGGCGCGCGATCGAGTGCCAGGGTTGCGGCCGGATTTCGTACAGCGCCGGCGATGTGCGCGAGAAATATTGCTCCAATTGCCACGAATTTCTCGCGCCGCCGCCGGTTGCACCGGCTCCCCCGCCTCCGGCGGGGAGAGGCGACAAGTGATGGGCTTGCGCCCATAGGGAAAGGGAGGGCAATAAGTGATGGGCTGCGCCCATAGGGGAGAACCGGAAAAAGCGGGACGCGCCGGCGCGTGGCTGACCGGCCCGGCGGCCGGCAGGTTTGGCGGGGTCGTGACCCCCTGAACGGGGGTCAGGCCGCTAAAGCGAAAGACCGGCCCGCGGGCGCGCGACCCAGGGGTTTTCCGGCATCACGGCGAGCCACCAGAGCACGGTCTGACCTACGCCGGGGCAACCCGGCACACAGGCGCGGCGGTTTGCGCAGCAAATCGGGGCGCAATATTCGTTGACGCCTGGGCGGATCGGACAGTCAAGGCAGAAGGTGCGCGTGCCGCGACACAGATCAAGAAGGGCGGCAAAAAAACATTCGCATAATCAACAACTTGCGACCCCCACCCAGGAAAGCATCATTTCCGCACCCCCGGAAATGGTATTTCCGCACCCCCGGAAACAGCTGACTTCCAGGGGTTGCCTTTTCCCAACTGTTGACGCATACTGGTTTGCATATTTTCTACAACGGATTACCCAAAATATGCAAGACGATGCCCGCAAGCTCGGCACGCCGCACCAGGCCGCCGCCGACACGTTCGTGATGACCAACCGCGTCGCCCACGAAGCATGGGGCGAATTGACCATTGCCAAGCCGCGCGCGGCGGCGCTGCTGCATGTCTTGACCGCGAAGATGGGCCACCAGAATGCCCTGGTGGTGAGCCAGAAGACTTTGGCGAAAATGCTCGGCGTAACCGATAGAACCGTGCGAACGGCCGTCAAAGACCTGGTGGATGGTAAATGGATTACGACCGTTGCGATTAACGGACCAGGTACGGTTTGCGCGTATGTCGTTAATGACCAGGTGGTTTGGGGACAGTCGCGCGACCAGCTGCATTTGTCGATCTTTTCGGCCGCAGTTATTGCCGACAAAGCCGACCAAGACCCCAATCAGGAGGCGTTTGAATTGCGCAAGATTCCCACGCTTTATTCTAACGAGCGCCAATTGCCGACTGGCCCAGGACTGGACCCGCCAAGCCAGCCGGCCATCGGCGGCCTGGAACCTGATTTGCCGGCATTGTCGGCCCAGCGCGCCGCCGAGCCGCCGATGGTGGACATCGAGCTAGAGGATGCGGTGAGCAAGATCGAGCGCGGCGGCGACTGAAAACCGGCAACACCGTTCCCATTTTGTGCAATTGATTGCCGCACCCCCGGCAATATGCGGCCCTGGCGTGAGTTTTTGCGGCTCACTTGCCGATTACCGGCAAGCCATTGCAGAAAATCGGCAACGCCCTTCCGCACCCCAGGAAGCGCCGCTTCCTACCCTCCCGACCGTTTTCTATCTTAATTCCCTCCATGGGAATAATCACCATTACTCACATTAGATAGCCGGATATTTAAATTAGACTTTCTCCAATGGCTCGTTGTATTATCCGCTAGTTGTCAATCCAGACCACTTCAAAACAAACCGGAGATAGACCTTAGATGAAAACCGCAGCCGAGATTAGAAGCGAGATAGCCGCCCTGTTAAACCAGATCGAGCTATTGAAGAAGGAATTGACGAAGGCCGAGATAAACGACAAGAAAGAAGCGCGCGCGGCGATCCTGGCAATTCTGGCGCAGCACGGCTTATCGCCGGAAGCAGTCTTCTCGGCGCTGCCGACGCCGGCCACGCGCGCACCAGCTGCGACGCCGCAAGTGCATTACAGAGGACCGAACGGCCAATTATGGATGGGTCGCGGCCCGCATCCGGCCTGGCTCAAGGAATCGGGCAAGGATAAGAAGGAATTTGAGCAGCCTGGCCCGATGCCAAGGGCCGCCTGACCTTGAAGGTACGCCAGAAAAAGCTGACCGGCACCGTGCCGCTGCCAAAGCATCGTGCCGGCGTGCTGCCGACCAAGGTTGAGCGCGACCGCACCAAGGCGACGCCGCGCCAGGCCAAGCACAAGAAACAGGACGCGGAATGAACGACATCAACCTCAAGCATTTGGAGCGGCTGCGCTTCATCGACTTTTTGCTTGACCATTACGGGATGGTGGACCGGAGCGCGCTGGTCGATTACTTCGGCATCGGCCCGGCTCAGGCCACGCGCGATCTTCGCCAGTACGCCGCTATGGCGCCGGGCAATATGGTCTTGAACCAGAGCACCAAAAAGTATCTTCGGGCCGAGACTTACGCCAGGATGATCCTATAAAAAAAGGCTCCGAAACCGGAGCCTTTTGCATTGCGGCCGGACTTTACGCGGCGGCCAGTTCCTCGCGCTCGACATCGTGCAGCACCGCGCGCAGCGCCGGGATCGACAGGCCGGTGGTGTCGTGCATCAGCAGCAGCGTGTCGCCGCTGACCTGGTTGTAACCGTGGCGCATCTTGGAAATCTGCGGCGCGGTCATGCCCAGGGCTTTCGACAGGGCGGCATCGTTCTTGAGGCCCAGGTGGGCGATCAGGAAATCCAGCAGCTTCACAGGGTCTTGTGGTGGACGGTGGCGGTTGGTCATGTTTACGACTCCTTCTGGTGGGGGTTTAAAAACGGTTGAGCAGGTTGCGGATCATGGCGTGGCGGCGCGGATCGGGCGCGGTCCAGCCGTGGCGGCGCCAGGTGGCTTGCACATCGGTATTGACGGCCTTGACGTACTCAAAGCGCGGCGGGAAAGCGGTCAGGCGGCCGGTGGCCGGGGTCATTGATTGCATGGCTCTTGCTCCTGGTGGTGTGCGCCGAACAGCGCGTTTACCAGCGGGTCGCCCCGCCGGGCCTTCTTCTCCCAATACCGCGCCCGTTTGCGTGCGCAGATGACATCGTAGTGGCCGCTTTCCTTGGCGCGCGCCACGAAATTCTCGTTGTTGACCTCGCGCGATCGCTTCTTGAACGAGCACGGCACGTCGCGCCCAGCGCCGGCCACGTACACAGGCACCCAATGGACGCCGAATTCGCCTTCGTTGACCCGCTGCCAGCCGCCAATGTGGCACAGCTTGGCCTTGCGCAGCGCCGACACGGCGCGCCAGATCGTGTTCGGGTACATGCCGGTGCGCAGCGCCAGTTCGGCGTTGGTCCCAGGCAGTGCCTTCGGCACTTCGATGGCGGCGAATTTGCGCTTACCCATGCTCAGTCGTGTTCCAGTTCCAGTTCCAGTTCGTCGTGGTCGGCCAGGTCCGAATACGGGCACACAGCAGGGCCAGGACAGCGGCCAGGCAGGTCGTCGTCGCCACACTGGCAGCGTGCCATGCGCACCGTGCGGCGCGGCTCTGGCGGCTCGTAGTCGGGGTATTCCTCGTTAAACGAATGCAGTTTCATGTTTCAGTTCCTCCATCGCGGCCAGATACGCCTTGCGGCGGTCTGTCGCGTCATAACGTGTGCAGCAGTAGTTCAGGGGCCGCATCAGACTTGCGCCGCGGATCGCGTCAAAGCGGCAATGCACCAGGCCCACGGCAAAGTGGCGCGCGTACACCTTCTGGTCGTGCTCGCGCAGCGAATGCCGGCACGACTTGCAGCTGGTGGACGCGGCCACGTTGCCCATTACTTGATCGCCAGGCGGTACGCTTGCGGCAGCAGCCGCGCGCCGGGGATTACCACGCCATCGCGCGCATCCTCGTTGATCTTCTTCTTGTCGATCTTCCATTCCGGGTCGTACACGACCTGGGTCTTGTAATCGGCCGGCACCTGCTCGGGGTCCACGATTTCGGCCGTGCGCGGCAGCTTGACCAGGTTGATCGTGAACTCGGTATAACGCTGCGGCATCGGCATATGGCTGGCCTCGATGCTTGACTGCGCATAGTCGCGCAGCCAGATCGCCTTCTTCTCGTCGCGGTCGTTGGCCTTGACCATGCGGTCGATGGCCGCCTTGCGCGCCGTAATGTCGGCGTCCAGTTCCAGCGCGAACGCGATCACGGAATGCAGCTTGGCGCTCATGTCGGCGGCGGCGCTCTCAAACGCCAGCAGGGCTTGCGTGTGTTCGCTGTCGGGGTCGTCGTCGGCCGTCAACGGACGGTCGCTGACGGTATCGAGCAGCGCGCGCATGACGGCGGTGATTTCGTACAGTTTCATCTTGCGTTCCTCCAAAGAGCAGGGCGCTTGCGCGCCCCGCTAGGCCGATTTAATAGGGAATGTCGTCGTCATCCGGGAAGCCCGATGGCGGCATGGACGACTGCTGTTGCTGGTAGCCGCCGCCGGCGCCGCCCTTCGGCTTCTCCACCTTGTCCTTGATGGACCCGAGGATGGCATCGAGGGCGACCGCCTTCGGCGCGCGCTCGATGATTTCCTTCGGCGTCTTGCGGCTGGCGATGTCGTAGCATGCGTAAATCAGCATCTTTTCGCGCGGCTGGCCCTGGTAGGTCGAGTGCTCTTTTTGCAGCACCAGACCAATCGGCTTGCCCATCAGTTCAACGAAGCAGTTGGCCTTGGTCTTGATCATGCCGCCGCTGTTCTTGTCCCACTTGTCCACGGTGGCCAGGGTCGGCTCCATGCTTTTCACGCGCAGACACAGCATCAGCGCGTCGATGAGGCGACGGCCCGACAGTTCCTCGCCGGTCCCATTTTGGTAATACAGGTCCAGGAACAGCGCGGTCGCGCCGTCGTGCGACTTGAAATCAATCTGGATGCCCAGGGCGCCCGAATCCTTGCGCGGCAGCGGTTCGGCGCGGGTGATGACGCCCTCATAGCCGCCGGTCGCGTTGATGCGCGCCGAGCCGCCAATCTTGGCCGCGTTGGAGTCGTTGCGGGTGAAGCTCATTGGGCGATTTGCAGTCGAAGTATTCATTCAGTTTTCCTCGTAGGGGTTGGGGTCAGGCCGGGACTTCGGCCAGGTCGTAATACTCACAAATGGCGTGATCGACGGCGGCCAGGTCGTTCGGGATCAGGTCGTCGGGGAACAGGTCCATGGGTGTCTTGGTGGTGTCGGCACCGTTGTTGCGGGTGGCGAAGAAATAGTCGCCGCCCTCGACCACGGTCTTGAGCACGATGGTGAACATGCCCTCGACCGAGATTTTTTCATCGAGCAGCTTGCCGACCGTCTTGGCGCGGGTCTTGCCAAAATCGTCGGTGGCGGTGTGGCCGAGGATATACACGCGCTTTTCCGCCGGCAGACCGGCGGCGGCCGAGAGAACGTCCCAGGCGTGACGGCCAATGTCGGAAAATTTCTGGTAGCCCTGTTCTTCCGAGCGGCGCATGAATTCGTTGGTCATCATGTATTGGAAGTCGTCCAGGATGATGACCTCGCGGCGGGTCTTGGTCATCGTTTCAATGATCTTGGCGCTCAAGTCGGTGACGATGATGTTGCCCTGCTTGTTGGCGTTGCTGGCCAGCCCCCAGCCTGGCGCTTTGAAGGGCAGCGGCTTGCGCTGGCATTGGATTAGGAGCGTGGTGGCGGGGTCAAAATTGCGCAGGCTGGCCGTTTTGCCGGTGCCTGATTCGCCAATGACGAGGGTTGCGATTGACATGGTGTTTCCTTTTCAAGATATTCAGAGTCGATTTGGTCTTGCTGGTCCTGCTGGTCCTGCTGGTCGAGCACGTAACTGCCGATTTTGCTCATGGTTCCCTCCCAATCAAAAATTCCTACGGGAACACCCATGTTATCCAACAGGTAGCCAACTGGCAAGCGGTTTTCATAGCTAAAACGACGTTTTTCAACAGTTACGACGGGAATTTTCAACAGTTCAAACAGTTTGCAACTGTGTTCCGTCGGGTAGCGACAAACCGCGTTCCAGGTAGTCGATGGTGATGCGGAAAGCATTGCTCGCGTCGGTGACGACGACCACCAGCCAGCCGGCCTTGACCAGCTGCGCCATGTAGGCGGCCTGGGCGGTGCTGACGACGCCGGTCCCTGGGCGCTTGAATTCCAGGGCCAGGCCGACGAAGCCGCCGCATGGCACCGGCAGCAGCCAGTCGGGCACGCCAGGACGCAAGCCCGCGGCGCGCAGTTTGCCGGCCGCCTGGACGCTGACCTGGTAGCCGCCGTTGGGCACCGCGAAGCCGAGCCGCAGCCAAGGACGGGCGACTTGTTCGGCCGAGCGGC